GCCGCCTGCCGACTTGAATGCCGCCTGCAAGGTCTGCAACTCGCTCGACGACATGCAGATATAGACCGCGCCGTCGGTATGCGCGTTGATCAGCACGCAGGCGTCGTAGAGGAACTGGCCGAAGGCACCCCCCAAGGCGTCATTCTTGATACGCCGCCCCTTGCCAGCTTTCTCGGCCCCAACCCCACCGGCGTAGTCCACATTGTAGGGCGGATCACAGAAACACAGATCGGCTTTCACACCGTTCAGCACTTTCTCCACATCGGTGGCGACCGTGCTGTCGCCGCAGAGCAGCCGGTGCTTGCCGAGGATCCAGACATCGCCGGGCCGCGTCACCGGAGCCTCGGGCACCTCCGGCACGTCGTCAGGGTCCGTCAGACCGCCCGTGGTGTCGATCAGCGCATCGGGCAATATCTCTGCCAGGTCCTCGGCGCTGAAGCCGATCAGCGACATATCCTCGATGCCGAAATCCGCGCGCAGCTCCCCGATCTCGATGCGCAGCATCTCCGGATCCCATTCCGCGATTTCCGCCAGCCGGTTGTCGGCCAGCGTGTAAAGCCGCCGGTCTTCCTCCGACCAGCCCCGCGCCACCATCACCGGCACCTCGGCCAGACCGATCTGCGCCGCCGCCATCAATCGGCCGTGGCCCGCGATGATCGTCCCGTCCTCGGCCACCAGCATCGGGATGGTGAAGCCGAACCGCTCCATCGACGCCGCGATCTGATCGATCTGTTCCGGCGGGTGCTGGCGCGCGTTTTTGGCGTAGGGTGCAAGATCAGCCACCTGCCACATCTCGACCTGCGCCGCGGGCCAGGCCTGCGGGTTGATTTTGGATTGTGCTGTCATAGGGATCCTGCCGGGCACGGGCCTACGCCCCGCTGAAACGAAACGAACCGCAGGGGGTCATTTCGTTTCGCGAAGGGACGAAAGCCCATGTTTTATTGGGGTTTGGCGCGGTTTGAGGGGCCTCAAACTGCACGAAACGAAGTGGATTTAGGGGGGTGTCATTTCGCCAATTTGGGACCTAAGCCCCTGATTTCATTGAGGGCACCCCCCTCTGAAACGAAGCGAAATGGGTTTTTGAAAGAATAAAAAACGCTCAAATCCTGCGAGGCGGCGGCCCCGCGTAAGACAGCGCGTCAGAAGGGACCCAAGGGGGGGCCTGTCGGTTTGTGCGGTGGCCCGTCAGCACGCTGATTTGGCCCTTGCAAGTGTTTTATCGCACTCAAGACTCGCGGTCCAACAAATAAATGTCCCGCTGTTTTCTTTTCTTGTTGCCATTGAAACCATTGCCTTTTCTTATTCCGCGCGCTGCTCAGACGTCCAGAAGACGCGCGATCTGCCGCGTGGCCTCGGCCAGCACGTCCGGTTGTGCTGCCTCGAACGCGTCGCGTGTCGCGTCCTGCAGCATCTCCTTCGGGATCGCTGGTCCGAACATCTTCTTGATCGGCAGGCGCGCGCTCCCCTCACGCACAAAGGCGTTATTGGCCAGCGAGCCCACGAGGAAAGCGCTGTCGAAGCGCTGCCAGCGGCCCCAGGGCTTCGCCCGCACTCCGTAGGCAAACTGTCGTGGGCTGAAATGCGACAGGCCCAGATAGTCACCGCGCGCCTCAATGGTGTAGGTCAGGTTCGAGAAGCTCGAGCGGATGGCCCGCGTCTCCCGATTGATCAGCGCTGCCTTCGCGCCGGTTTGGTGTCGCAGGGCGCGGCGCACCTGGGTGCGGACCTTGTTGCCCTCGCTGTTCAGCGCGCGATTGAAGGCGCGCGTTGCCGCCTGCTCACCGACGCGCTGGACCGCTGCCTCGAAGTGAACGCGGGTTTGGTCGAGGTCGCGGATGATGACGTTCATGAACCCTGCCCCGAAAAAGGAGGCACCCGCTCAGGCACACCTCCGTGGATCATATCGGTTTTATAGCCTTGGAAAACGAATCCGTCCCGCCTTCCGATGTCCCGCTGAAAAGTGTCCCGCTGGCACGAGAGGGGTTGACAGGGCGGTCATGGCGAGACCGCCCTGTCCTCTTTACGCAGTCCGCTCAATCACGAACTCCATCGACCGCTTGCGTGGCACGGTTCGGCCATTGAGCCGCCAGACAATCACCGCGAGACCGTACTCGTGCCGGCGGTTGGCCGCAGACCGGCTGATGCCATGGTGCCAGCTGATCCATTTCCATGGCTTCCTGTTGGCGCGCCCCCAGAGGATCTGGCCAATGTCCTTGTCCACCCACCGAAGCCAGAGCATCGCCTCATCGGCCTGCGTGATCATCCGCGGTGACGGCAGAGGTCGACGCATCTTCGGCTCCTGTTCGACTTGGTCAGCGAAGCCATGCACGTATTCGGGCCAGGCGTTGACATAGCCCTGCGGGCGTACCGGCGGCAGGCTGCGCATGACGTCTGCCGCGAGGTCCAGCCTGTCAGCTACCATGGCGCGGGTCCAATCATCGGCCATTGCGCACCTCCCGCACCGCGGGCAGCTTGCCGTAGAGTTTTTCGCCAAGCTGACGGACCAATTCGCGCTCTGGCCAGGTCAGCCTGTGATCATCGAGCGAGACCGCCAGCATGTGCTGTTCCTGCCAGCCATCGCGCCTGACCTGCTCGGGATCACGGCGGTGGCCGCCGTAACCCTTCGGGGTGAACCGCATGCCCATCAGCCCAGCCCTCCATGCGTCTCGATGGCCCAGAGCAGGATGGCAATGGCATCGGACTCGTTGTCATCGACCGGGCTGAAGCCCCGGGCCCGGGCGGCGTCAATCATCGCCTGCTTGTTGGCGTTGCCTTGGCCGGTTGCGTGTTTTTTGATGGTTCCAACCGGCACGCCCTGGTACGGCACCCCCCGCAATTCACCCCAGCTGGTCAGAACCGCCAACAGCCCCCCAAAGACATGGGCTGCGTCGGTGCCTACGTGCCGACGGACTTCTTCGAAATAGATCGCCTCGATCGGCCCTGACAGCCGGTCGATCTCGGTCAGCCAGTTGGTGAAGCGCAGATAGCGCATGCCGCCGCCGTCATAGCGGCTTGGCTTGAAGCTGACGGTGCCGCTGGTGATGAGCCCGTCAAAGCCACGGATGGCCCAGCCGGTGGTGGTGCCGAGGTCAAGCGCCAGGATGGTGCGTGGGCCCTGTGCAGGCGGCATGGGCGTTTTCGGGGTTGCGCCGAGATGGTCGTCGGCGAGAGTCGTATCAGCCATGAGTGGTCTCCTCTTCTGGTTGGCTGCTCGGGTGGAAGACGACGGCGGTTGATGCTTGGCGGTACCGGCCGCCGTCGTCGGATGAAGCGTTGCGATGGGCTGGATGGCTCATGGGTCGAGCTCCTTGAGCCAATTGGGCTTCGGGGAACCTCGGGAACCTTGATTTTGAGGTTCCCCCATAGGTTCCCCCTCGTAACCCGCTGATTTTAAATCGTTTGGGGAACCTGGGGAACCTGGGGAACCTTTTCCGGAGTTATCCTTATCGTGCGTGCGTGCGCGCATGCGCGTGTGTGAAGGGGTGGAAAAAGGTTCCCCAGGTTCCCCAGGTTCCCCTCGGCCAATATTTTCAATGGGTTGAGTGGGGGAACCTTCGTTTTCAAGGTTCCCCTCTGCACCCAAAGGTTCCCCAACCTCTGGTTGATTGCGGAAAAACTGTGCGGTCTCCGCCTCACAAATAGTCAACCGCCAGCGGGCAGCCTTGTGCTCAATCCCGGATTTTTTCAGCCGAAGCTCCCGAACACCGACCCGGAAGATCCGATCTCGCATCCGCGAAATCGCCATTCCGAATGCGGTTCGCTGTGCCCGATCATTACCACTGCTCATCGGCGGGGCCGGATCACAGCTCAGCGCAACATCGAACAGGTCCGTTGCCAGCACGTCCGCGGTCCCAAACCGATCCCACCAGGCGGCAATGAAAGCACTCCAGGCAGAACCCTCACTGTCGGAAGCTGCCATCATCTCGTCGAGGTTGGTCAGGAATCCGGGGATGCCAGCAGTCGCCAGCACGCCCCCAATCACCTGCGCCCAGTTCTCATAGGAGCCGATGGTCTTTGTGCCACGCGGCTTGCCAGCGGCAATCCACGCCTGGCAGAGCGTCAGGCAGGCCGCCACGATGCGTGCGCGGTTGGCGCGGATCCAGACCATGAGGTCAGGATGTCGGAAGCCCCCGCGCTGCCAGGGGCGTTCAACATTGGCATCGAGCCGGATGCGCACAAGGCGGCGGGCCATTTCGTTGGAGAACTCGGGGTTGTTGCCCGTCGCAATCCAGAGGCAGCGGATTGGCAGACGGGTCATTTCCGAGACCCCAAGCACGCGGTCCTCCCAGAAGGGCGCGGTCAGGGCCGCGGCCACGGCCGAGCTGTCGAGCTTGGCACGCAAGTTGTCGATCAGAATCATTGAGGGGATCTGGCGCAGCTTGGCGGTGACGCGCTTGCGCCATTCCTCGTCATCGCGCCCCTCGGTCATGACGCTGGCCCCTGTGCCGGTCAGGATGGTGGCGACGGCGTCAACCATCAGCGTGGCACCAGTGCCCGGCGTTGGCTTCTCAATGAGGTGCAGCGGCGTCGGACCATCTACCATGCCGCGCAGAAAGCCGAGCAGCAGCAGGGCGACAACATGGGCGCGTTCTGCCTCACCGGTGAATGGGAAATCCCCAAACAGGTCTTCGCAGATCAATTCGCGCGCAGCGGTAATTTCAGCCTCACTGGGCCGTTTTGGGATATCCGGCACGGTGAAGCCTGGTGCGGGCACATAGAGCAGCCGCGCGTCCGGGTGATAGCCCGGCCTGGTGATCAGCGTGCCACTGCGGCCAAAGACTGGCGTGTTGACGATGCCTGTGAGCACCGGCAGAGCTGGGTCGGGCGTGGCCAGCACGGATTTGACCGTGGCAACCGGCGGCGGCGCTGGCAGCAATTCTCCCTTGGCGTTTTCGCGCACCCACCGGGCGAGGCGTGCCAGCATGTGGCGCAGGCGTTCCTCGTTCAGCATTGTAGCGACAGGGCGGCCTTCGTCGTCAGGCACCACCCAAGTGGGCTGGCCCGCAAAGCGAAACACCCACGGCGTCCGGTTCGAGGCCATGATGACGCTCCAGACCTGCGCGACCGCGCGGCCAAGGTCGCCCTCATCGGCGCGCAAGGTCGGGATGGTCTCGCCGCTGCCCTGATAGTTTAGCGGCCTATGCTGGCCGATCTGCAGAACTGCTTCGTCTTCGATAACAGCCTCCGCGTCTTCAATCAGTGCAGCGACGGTCCTGGGCCCATCACGCTGGAGCAAATCATTGAAATCCTGCCCTTCCTCAGGTGGTATGGCGATGGTGACATCGCGGCCCTGCGCCCGCAGGCGTCGGGCGGCAGCCTCGGCTGCACGCAGACCGGCGCCTGAAGGATCATGATCGGCGAGGATCAGCACCCGCTGCGCGGCTGGCGGCAGATCGATCTGTTCAAGCCCGGAGGTGGATAGAGTTGCCCAGACCGGCAGGTCTGGACAGGCGGTCATCACGGCGAGCCCGGTCTCGATGCCCTCCGACAGGGCCATCCGTTCACCAGTTCTGAGCGGTGCGAGCCGCACAGCCCCGCCAGCGATGCGCCCCATCATCATTTTCGGCTTGGATACGTCCGCCTTGCGCACCTCGTTCGCGTCCTGAACGAGGTAAGTACGGTGCAACCCGATCACATCACCGCTGCGATCGCGCACTTGCCCAAGAAGCGCGGCAAAGCCGGTCTTGGTTTCCCAATGGGTCAGATCGTCATGAAACAGCAGATCGCTGTCCGTGGGCAATGCCAAGCCACGCCCTTGCAGATATTGCGCAGCAGGCGTCTGCGCGATCGGCACAGCGCGGGACAGGATATGGGCGATATCCTGCGCCGCGTCCCGTTTTGGCGCTGGTTTGGACAAGGGCGCTTGCCGCACTGGCGCCCCCGGTAGAATGCCAGCCATGTCTGCTGCCTCGATGATCAGGTCACGCCCGATCAGCCCAGTGGCGGCCTCAATGGCGCTGATCGGCCCGCCGCCTTCATTGCCGTCGAAGTCGATCCAGTCCCCGGCATGCGGCCCACGCAGGGTGATGACGCAGGAGCCGGTATTGCGCGGTGCGTCGCCCCGGATATTGGCCAGCCGCCATTCATCACCGACGCGCTTGCCGTTCGGGAACAGCCGCGGCACCCAGTACTCGGCCGTCTCACGCAGACGCTGGACGATCAGGTCGAAATCGTAGCGATCGGCCTGTGGCCGCGACGGTATGGCATCGTTGAAATCAATCACGGTGGCTGTCATGAGTGGCCTCCTTCAGGAGAGGATTAGAAGGCCGCGCTCGGCCCGGGTAATGGCGGTGTAGAGCCAGCGTTTGCGGTCTTCAGCGGTGTGCCCGAAGCCGTCATCCACGACGATTACGGTGGGGTACTGGCTTCCCTGCGCCTTGTGGCAGGTGATCGCGTAGCCCCAGCTGGACTGGATGAGCCCGCGGCAGGCCATCCATTCGCGGCGATGGCGATCGGGATCGAAGCGCACATGGTCATCGAATTCCCCGCGCCAGAAATCCTGCGCCCCCGAGATGCAGGTGCCGTCCTCGGTCCGCACGGTCGCACGGAAGGCCCTGTCATTGCGGGGGTGCGCCTGCACGTCTGACAGATGCAGGAACATGCCGTTGATCAGACCCAGATCGTGGCGATTGCGCAGGCAGATGATCTTTTCGCCCGCGCCTGCGGGATAATCAGCGTCGAACCCGGCAGCGCCCTTCATCGCTGTGTTGAGCCGCCTACGGGCGGCATGCGTGCCGCAGATCACCTGACCACCGTGCAGCATTTGCGCCGGACTCACCTCGTGGCGCGACATCTTCCAGACCTGATCATCAAAGGCGCCAAAGGGTATGTCCTGTCCCTGTCGCGCCATGGTCGCGAGCCGCAGGATCGGGCTATCAGCAGCCTGACGGTGCACCTCGGTAAGCATCACATCTGGCACAGCTTCGGTAAAAAACCCCGTGCCGTTCACTGGCGGCAGCTGGCCGGGGTCGCCGAGCACCAGGATCGGCTTGCCAAAAGCCAAGAGGTCATGCGCCATGTCCTCACCCACCATCGAGACCTCGTCGAGCACCAGCAGGTCGGCGTCGCGCAGGGCGGATTGCGGGTTCAGCACGAAGCGCGGCTCATGGATATGATCGAGCCTGAACTTCAGCTGTCTGATCTGGGTTTCGGAAAATCTGCGTTCAGCAAGCCCCATGCGCGACAGGTCGCGCTCCAGCGCGACCATCTCCTCGGTCACGCAGGCAATTTCCTCGGGCGTGGCCTCGGAGAAGCGATAGATCAGACTGTGGATCGTCTGGGCCGGGGTGCCTTTCTGCATCATCACGTGAACGGCCTTGCCAGTGAAAGCCGCAAAGATCACGCCGCCCAGACCGCCGGGTGTCATGGGTCGCAGCCCGAGCGCCTCGATCGCCATGGCGGTGATGGTGGTCTTGCCGACCCCTGCATACCCAAACGCCCGAAACACCTGCTGCTCATGCGTGCGATGCTGATACCAGTCGCGAATGGCGGCTATGGCGCGCGCTTGTGCATCTGAAAGGATCACGCTCATGACCGCTCCTCCACCCAGCATCGGGCGCTGAAGGGGCAGAACCGGCACAGGAAGAAATCGGCATGGGAGGCGACACGGGGCAGAAGATCGCCTGCATCCGCGGCGCGCAACACGTCCACCGCCTTGTCTGAGAGCGCCTGTGCGGCGCTTGCTTCAAACGGTACATGCTCATGATAAAGCTCGCAGGTGTCCTTGTTCAGCGCGGTGAAGAGCGCGGCCTCAAGCTCCATATAGGCCATGTAGATCTGCATCTGCGCGAAATAGACCGGCTTCGACGCCCGTACGCCCTTTTTGACCGTGTCATTCCAGCTCGACGCCTTCAGCGCCTTGTGC